CATCGGTCTTTGGCCAGTACCATCCCTCTCGGATTTCAACTTCTTGTATCAATTTCTCCATCCCATGATCCAATCATCTTTGACCTGGTCCAGTCGAGTCATGCCCCACTCTTCCAACAGCCCGATTGCAGCGTGTTGACTGTATTCTTTGGCATACATGTCATGCGGTTTTTGTTCCAGCACAATTATGGGTCTGCAACGCCGAATGGTTTGTTCGGCCCCACGAATCACTTTGTACTCATATCCTTCACAGTCAATTTTGATGTAGTCAACAATTTCCATGTTCAAGTTATCTAAGCGCACAACCTGAATGTCGCCCTGATTGACTTTGTTGGGATCTATGTGACTGTGACCGGTGTTGCCTTCAGTGATGACCATGGTGGCTCGCATGTCAGCGTCGCCCAAGGCCATGGGGGAGGCCCATAGTCGATCGCTGGTGACGTTTTTGGCCAAGCACTCGCGAAACATTTCCACAGGCTCAAACGCAATCACTTTGTCAAAGTGCTTGACTAGATCTCGACTCCACAATCCAACATTGGCGCCCACATCCAAGGCCACACGTTTTTGTTTCGCAAAATCCAAACTGCGAAGTCGTACCTTTTGTTGGTATTCAGCAGGTCCGCCCTTGCTGACATTTTTTTCTAGCATTTTTGGAAAGTGGTTTTCAATATCGGGAAAGTACCATCCCATGAATTCACGCATTTAATATCTCCTCGGTCTCGTTTAGTATGCGGGCTGCTGTGCCATCAGCCAGTTCGGTTGTGTGAAATTGTCCGTAGGCCAGGTGACATGCCCAAGCATGCACTTGATCAGGGTCGGGGAACCACGGATCATCAATACAACACAAATCAAGATTTGCCACAGGCCTGGCTGCATTACACGGTGCAGTCACAAACACTGGAACCCCGGCCAACACACTTTCGGTTGCAGCCACAGAATTAAAAGTAACCAAGGCATGCACATCATTCAGCCACTCTTCAGCGGCCTGTGTTTTTCTATCTGTGCGTGCCACGGGACGCTGTCGTATTTGTATGGGCCTGTCGGTGTTGGCACGTATGGCAGCAATGGTTTGATCCAGCCAATCCTGTAGCTTGATGCCATAAAAAGCACAGGGCTTTTCGTCGGGGGCAGCAATCAAAATGGTTCTACCATGCTTTTGAAACGGTCTTGTTTTTATGCCCAGGCGTTGCCAGCGATCCGCTGGTCGCTCAATTATTTGGTCGTGTTGTAAATTGTTGGGCACTATGCGGTGCCAGAATTTCCAGCCATTGGGATTGCCGGGACCCGGACGATTTCCAAAGTATCCAGTGTCCATGTAGCGAAACGGCCGCTTGTCTTCCCAACAACGTTTGATGAGCTTGTGTTTCATTATGCCGCGCAGCACCAAAGGATCATGGACTTGATCATAGTCAAATGATTCCAGCGGGGTAGTATGGCCGCCCGAGCCCGCGGCAAACATGTGCATGTACTCGTCGATGCCGTTTTTGCTGAGATAGATCCAATTCATCGCCAGTACTTTTCTGTGCGTCGCACCAGCAGATCTGTTGGCAAACTGCGACCTTTGTCTTTGCGTGATCCTTTGAGGTGGTCAATGTAAGCCCCCCACTCGCAGTTGATCAAGGGATGCCCTTCGCCGGTGATTAGGCCAGCACTCCAGTTGAGCTCTTGCACTGGCACACGAGATCTAACAGCATCAAACACAAAACTGTCGTGCCACTCTGCTAGAGTAAAAATACCGTTGTCAGCATCATCGTACATGCGCTGAAATTCAGCCAACCACTCGCGTGTTCTAGGTGATGTCAAGTGCATGCCGTATAAACCACATTCGGTGAATTTTTTGTTGCGGCCCGCAAAACACAAGTCAACTGAATCCGGAAAAAACTTACCAAGCTGTTGGTGATCGATGGCACTGTGACACACCATGTCCCCATCCATCCAAATCAACCACTCGCTGTTGGCAGTTGCTGCGGCATGAAATATAGCATACACCTTGTGACTAAAACGCACAGCCTGCCACTTGAATGCTTTTTTCTCTGCTCCAGGAAAAGGATTGCCATTGGCCTTGGGCACGTTGGCCCATTTGTTTTTAAACGCCACCAGTTCAGGACTGCTCTCTGCCAAATCAAGCACACGCATGTTGTTGGCCGTTGAGTCAATCTTGAAACCTTCTGCATACACACGAAATTCCACATCCCCGGGCCAATTGGTCAAAAACGTGTCAATCATTCTACGTCCATAAACATTGTAGCCTTGTTGGTTGAACGTGGTAATTACAGTATATTTCATAGGGATATTTAGTGATACGTTCTCTTGCGTATTTTCCTTTGCAGTCGGCCTTGAATTCACCGCCGGTGATGGGTGCGATACTGAAGTCTGCTCAGCAGGCCGGAATCCAAACACACGAAAACAGCATGACAGCTGATGCTGTGGTGATCTGGAGCGTGCTCTGGGCCGGCCGCATGGCTAAGAATCAATTGGTATACCAACACTATCGAGCACAAAACAAACCAGTGATCATTGTTGAAATTGGTGCCTTGCATCGCGGTCATACTTGGAAAGTCAGTGTAAATCATGTCACTGCCGAAGGCTACTACGGGCACCAACAAGATTTAGATCCTGATCGTGCCAGCAAGTTGGGCATTCGGCTGCAAACTGCCAAGCAGTCCGATCCCAGTGTGGTGATAGCATTACAACACAGCCAAAGTCTACAAGTGGCCAATATTGGCAACATCGAAAACTGGGTAATAAACAACATCGCACAGTTGCGCAAACACACAGATCGCCCCATAGTGATTAGGCCGCATCCACGCTGCACAATCAAGTTCTCTATATTACCACCAGATGTGCGACTGCAACAACCAAAAAAGTTGCACAATACCTACGACAGCTTTGACTTTGACCTTGGCTGTCACGCGGTGATAAATTATAATTCAGGTCCAGGAATTCAAGCAGCCCTTGCTGGTGTTAGACCCTTGGTAGATGCATCAAGTCTAGCTCATCCAGTCAGCATAGACATTGCAGCAATTGAACAACCCTACCTGTTGGACAGACACCAGTGGTTGACTGAAATATGTCACACTGAATATACCATGGAAGAATTGCAACAAGGATTATGGCTAAAAAGAATCGCCCCAGCATTACAGGTCCCATAGACTGTGCCTGTGTAATACACGGCTCGGGTTACTCATGGGAATATGTTGAAAAGCTCTACAACATGCTGGTGCGTGTGCTGGTCAATATTCGTTTTCATGTGTATACCGAACATGATCGTAGTGTGCCTCCGCACATGATCAAACACTGTTTGGATGACTGGGGAATATCTGGACCAAAAAAGTCTTGGTGGTACAAGATACAGTTGTTCAACCCCCAACATCACAGTGGCAACATGTTGTACCTTGACCTAGACACTGTGATTGTTAGAGACCTGGATTTTGTTAGAAGCCTTGATCCTGCATACTTGTGGTCCATTAGAGATTTTAAATATCTGCAAAGACCCACTCTCAGCACAGTAAACTCCAGCATGATGTGGTTCAATGTGTCGCAGTTTGCCGATGTGTGGCAAAAATTCACTGCGCGACCCGTAGACCAAGCCACCAGCGGCTACCCCGGAGATCAAGACTACATTTCTGCCTGTGTGGATCACAACCGTAGACGATTCTTTGAAGATAGATATTTTCAAAGTTATCGTTGGCAGTGCTTGGATGGCGGATATGATTTCTCCAAGCGTAGATACAACCGACCTGGTTCGGGACCCACCATTGCTCCAGACACTGCGGTTGTGGTGTTTCACGGCGTGCCCAAGCCACATCAAATCACTGCTCCGCTGATACAACAGTTGTGGCAATAAAAAGTACTACTTTTTAGTGGTTGACCAAAATTTCCCATTTTGCTATAATAATGACTTAAACAGCAAGGAGCCGCACATGGGATATCGTGTTTTGGATACTGTAGACAACATGCGCCAAAAGTATGGTCCCCGCCCCGGTCTCGAAGGCCCGTTCAACTTCTCGGGTCGAGTGTTGTATTATGACAACAAAGAGGGAGAGTACTACGATCCCACTACAGATTTCTATGTTTCCCGCGAGGAAATGGACACCATTAACAATCAGCTCTACGAACTGCTGAAAAAGTAATACTTTTTAGTACTACTTTTTGGTTGACCAGAATTTCCCATTTTGCTAT